CGCTTGATGCGAATGGTGAGTATTGGGTTACCAATGCTGTCATTGTGTAAGTTGGGTTTGTTGAAGTTACTGTTCCACTTGTAGGTTTAATTACAACTGTTGCAATTGATCCTAGTAATGGGTTAAGTGTTGCATCAACTGAACCTGCTGCAAAATCTTGCATAAAGTTAAGTGTTAGTGATGCTTGTTTCAAGCCACCAATTCTAGTTCTCCAAGAAGAACCAAAAGCGGTAGTTTCTAAATCGTCAGCCTCTTGTGACAATTCAACGGAGTTAAGATTTACAGAGAAATCTGAACCATTGATTTTGATGTCATAGTCTGTTGCAGCAAATTTTGCCATTGTGTTATTACTCCTAGTCTGCGTAGCAGAGAACTGTAAACTCTGCTGTTAGATATGTTACCTCACCAACAGGTAGTTGGCCGTAGTTTCTCATCTCACTAACTCTTGTATCGAACACAACTCCGCCAAGAGTTTTGTCACCCTCAATTGCTCGTTTGATGCTTGAAGTGCCTGTGCTTGAAACATAGGCATCAAGATTTGATTGCGCAGTTCTTTCATCTACCCTGCCAACAATGACAAGGACATTGAAAACATAAGTCTGCATTCCTCTTTTGAAAGTGTCGTCATAAGAAACACTTGATGGCATAACAACAGCAATAGGTGGATTTGGATTATCTGGCATAAAAGCTGAAGTTCTTAAACCTGCGATAGTTCCAAGTCTTGTTGCAAGCCCAGTTCTAATTGAGGATACGGATGCCATTAAATAAAGTTTCTCAATCTTCTGTAAGGCATTACAAGTTGTGCAACGTCTGGGTCAAGTTGTGATGAAACACGGATAGCACCAAGGTCACCAAAACCTGCAACACCTAAAGGACTGTCTAAACGTTTGTAAATTCTTGATGACTGGATAACGCAAGCCTGTTTAATTGCGATAGGTACAGATGGCCAACCATAAGTTCCTTGAACTTTGATTAACGCTTCTCCACCCTCAATAGGCCACAGGTAGTCGCCAACAGCACGGATTGTTGTAAAAGGCCAAGGAATGCCATCAAGAACACCATTCAAAGGTTCAAGTTGGTAATCATCAGTTCCCCAAGTGGTATCAAAAACACCATCAGCGTCTTGAGCTGTTGTGATTGTTACTGTTCCGTTTGCAAGGTCGTCTACTTCTACAACAAAATCATCTTGGGCAACAAAGTATCTTGTAGCAGTTCCAGATGAATAAAATTGGCGTGCGGCATAGCCGTCTATAAGTCTTGATGCAGATTCAATTGCCATCTCTAAAAGAGAATCGTCAATAGAATCTGTGATGCGTAAGGCTGCTTTCACTTCGCTGAGTGAGGCATAGCCGTTTGTTATAGCCAAAATAACTCCTAAGTCTTAGTCCTAGTTTAGACTACTGGCTGACCCCAATGACCTTTATATTTAATGAGAAAGTCGTTCTCTAAAACTAGGTTGTTACGACCAAATAATACTTCTTTTCTTTTAGACTTTGCATCAGTCAAATTATCAAAAGCCACACGAACATTCTTTGCAGTTTGAGCATATTTTTGAGTCCAAGACAATTCCAATTCAATAACCTCTTTTTTATCTTTAGGGTAAGGAATATCAATTTGTTCTAAAACCTTGCGCTCATAAATACCTAAATACATTCCATAAATACCAGGGTCAATACTAAAAGCAATAGAACCTTTCTCGTCTAACATCTCAAAAAGTCGGTCATCTTTAACCACAACAGAATCAGCCAAATACATAAAACGTTCAATATTTGTATTCTTCATAATCCAATTGAACTTACCTAGCTCAAAAGTGAAATCAGATAAAACTAAAACAGGTCTTTTAATTGAAGCCAAACATTGTGCCAGCCAGTTCTCTCGCCCTGGGGTTGTACCAACAACAATCATATTTTTTGTTTAATCAACGTACTAGAAATCCCTTTAGTGTAAGGAATGTAAATCAAACTAATGTTCCTTTCATCTAACCAATCTTGGTCAAACTGCATCTGCTTGTAATAATCTTTTCTTGCCCAATCAGAACCAATAGCAATGACATCAGGTTTGCAATCCTCAATAGCAGGCTTTGAATCAGCACCACCAATATTAGGAACAACAAAGTTTACAAACTTGCAAGCATCTAAAACAACAAAGCGTTCTTGATAATTCAAAATAGGTGTTGTCTTTTTGTATTCATAAATAAATTCATCTGTGTTAAGTGCAACAGTTACAGTTCCACCAATACCTGCAATCTCAGCGCAACGTTTCAGAAAGTTGATATGACCTGCGTGAAATAAATCAAAAGTGCCACCTGTATATACACGCAATGCCATTACAAATCCTTTTGTTTAGGCATATCGCAAGAAGCACATTTGGAAAGAAATTTGCCCTCGGAATGATTCTTTCTAATCTCAACATAAAGAGGACTATTAACAAGTTCTTTCAAACCTAAAGATTTAACATCACCAAGGTTGTAATCACCTTCATAATCTAAACAACACAAAGCAACAGTTCCATCCCAAAGAACAGTCACACTCGACCAAAGCCTATGACAACGATAATGAGAAGTATCTTGACCAACAGCCCAGTTATGTAGCTCTATATCAATTCGTTTAGGAATATTTAATGAAGCCAACCAATCCTTGAACTCTTTTTCCTCAGCTTCGTTTGACAAACCTGTTCGAATGTAATCAACGCTTAGAACATTCAAGTATTCAGGTTTATCTGCAACAAGTTTTTCAATATTGGCAAAATATTTTTCAACAGGAATACCAGGTCTAGTTTCGCTGAACTCTCTCTTAGGTGAAAGACTCAAGTTTACATCTGTGATTCCTGCTTCACCCCATTCATCTAAACGCTTGGCTGTAAGAGGCCAGCCGTTAGTATGAATATAAATCTTTGCGAAACCAACATTTCTTGCATATTTAGCGAAACCTGCAAGACGCTTATCCATAATAGGTTCACCAAAATTACGCAAATCAAGCATTTTGAAACCAAGTTCTGAAGCATCATCAAGAAGTTTCTTGATAAGAGTTTCATCCATAAATCCTTTATCGCGTTCCATTGTCGGATGAGGACAAAACGTGCAAGCAAAGTTGCAATGATTAGTAGATTCAAGTCTTAAAAGAACATCCTCAAAAGATTTTAAGATTCCATCAACAGAATTACGTTTTTCATTCCAATTAGGTGGAAATTTGGCATCAACTTGTTCATAATCAAAAGATGCTCTGCGTTTAACTGCTGATTCGTGAATAAAAACTGAATTTAATCCCAACCTAATCGTCTCCTACGTTTAATATCCCATTTTCCCTCAGAAAAATCCTGGTTGTTTATCTTTGAAGTGAAATATTGACTGTTTGCTGTGAAACTTAAATCGTTTTCTCTATGAAATCCAGCTTTAAGTGTAGATGAGTTGTCGTGAGCAATAGGAATAAAGGAACGTTCTATTCTGCAACCATTAAATTCTGCCCTGCGTTCATAATCTGTGTCCTCAAAATAAGCTGGAACAAAAGATTCATCAAATAACCCAACTTTTTCAACAATTTTTGAGCCGATACTAAAAGCACACCATTCTGGACTTCCATTTGAAAGCAATAAAGTGTCAGGATTTGATTGTTCAGCAAAAAGTTTTAGCGAATCACCACCCCATTCAATATCAAAGTTAGCAATCAACCAATAATCGCTGTTTGGGAGTGATTTGATTCCAAGATTCCAAGAAACAGGGACACCAAGATTGCTTGGGAACTTCAAATGCCAAATCTTTGACACCCATTGATTCCAAGTCGGTGACCAATCTGATTGTTTTGCCCCATTATCAATAATGATTAAGTCTTTAACTGCATAGTTGATTGACCCAATCATCCTGTCTAAGAGGTCATATCTTGTTAAAACAGGCACAATCATTGCTGGTATCAAGTTACTTATCCCCAATCATTAACTTCGCTAATTTTGCCCTTTTAAGCCTTTTTAGAGGCATCAGAAGCCACTCTGGCAAATATGCTGTCTAAAGTAGGTTTCCAATGCTTTTCGTAAACTAAATCAGCATCATATTGCTTAGCAAACTCAACAGCCTTTTGAGAAGTACCACGACCTCTGTTATACGCCTGTGTTAAAGCCTCAACTATTTCTGGAACAGATGGAATATGAAACCAAGATTTCTGTGGCGCATCCCAATATGGTTGCCCACTAATTTTCCAACCATCTTCTGCACAAAGTTCAGCAGAAGCAGCAAAATCGGAAACAATAACAGGAGTACCACACGCTTGCGCTTCAACAGTTGGAATACCAAAACCCTCACCCATACTTGTTGCTAATAAAACATCAATATCAGAATATATGGCTGCAAGAATTTCTTGATTGATTCCAGCTCTTAACAAATAAGCATCAGGGAAAATAACTTTCTCAAGTGGAATACCACAAGACAAAATTAAATCAGTCAATCTAATTCCACCCATAGAACCAGATGGGTCAGTATGCAAATACAAAACTGCATCATCATATTTTTTAGCAAACATAGAAAACGCCAAAAGGTTTTCACCAAACGCTTTACGAACAGGTGACACACCTTTGTTCGCTGCATTCATTCCAACAATAAATTTATCTTTACTAATTTTCATAAAATCGCGACCAGTAAAAGTATCACCATTCGGAGTTTTGAAAGTTGGAGTTGGTTTGAAAACTTTTTCAATTCCGTGAGGAACATACCAAGATTCAATTCCAACATTCTCTAACATTGCTTTACCAAATTCGCTCATAGCAATTGGATAAACAAAAGGCAAACGACACCACGCAGCAACTTCAGGTGGTGCAGGAACGTGGTCAATCGGAGTCCAAGAAGCAACAGGGAACTCTGCCCACTTTTCACCTTTGAACACCCAAACATCAAACAAAGTCATCAATAAATGTTCAGCATCTTTATCACGTTGAGACCAATCGTGCATATGTGCAGGAATGACATCATTAGACCATTGCTCCATCCCTCTTGGATAAACAGGGATTCCACCAGCAGGAGAGTTCCACATAGTTGCAGATGCCTCTAAACCATAGTTTGCAGCAACAGCAACTTCATTGCCGTCTGCTTTAAGTCTTGTTATCGCTTGAGCAGTTTGCTGACCATAACCAGTCGCAGCCCAAGGTGCATTAGAAACCCAGAGTATTCGTCTTGGGTGTTGTACAACATTTTGTACATTTTTATTTTGTTTTGCTAAAGCTCTTTTTTGTTCACGATTCACGCAGGACTCCATAAGAACGCAGGGTGTCTCCCACCTTATTACAGATGGGAGACGAGTATGTCTAGGACACGGCCTGCGCTCCGTGTCCCAGAACTTTTTTCAAATCAGACTCGGATTAGGAGTTTGCTGACTTGAAGTATTTAACGTGACTTGTTTGGATTAGGTTTCCATCCACGCGGAAAGTCGCACGGAAGGTAACTAAATCAGATGAGAAAGCAAAATCATCTGAGCGGTCCAACTTCAATCCACCAACTTGTCTTACATAATACGAAGGAAGATTTCCGAATAACACGGGCTTAGCTGCTGATGCTGCTGAAGCCATTGCTGGGTTTTCGAATATTGGATAACCAAGTAGCAAGTCGCGAGCATCTGCTGAAAGAGATGGTGTGAACAAGTATTGTCCAGCGTTATCTTTCAACTTACGCACGTTTGCAATAGATGCAGAGTTCATTTGGAAACCAGTTCCTGGAAGTCTGCGACCCATTGTGTCAATGCTGTAAACAAGGTCAATCAAGTTATCAGCAGTTGGATTTAATGCAGTTCCAGTTACAGCAGAACCTGCACGGTTTACAATTCCGTTTGGTTGTACTGTTCCTGTGCCTACTGTTAAGGCTTCGTTTACTGCGTAACCCATTGCGTTACCTGTTTGTGCAGCAAGGAATCCAAGAATATCCACGCCAGCATCTTCAATCAATTCACGTGAAACTTGAGTCAAGAATGAGTACTTGAATGCACCAAGAGTTACGAAAGAGTTGAATGTTGGGTCAGATTCTCCGATTGCGTTGCCCTCTGAAGTTACAGTTCCAGTTGAGTATGCACTCAATGATGGAATTTGTAGGTTTTCGCCACCAGCTGTATTCAAGATGGTTGAGGTTTCTAGCATTGGGCCAACTGTTCTAGCCAACATAATTACTTGGTCATAGAAAGAAGTTGGAACTGGTGAACCAGTTGAACCCTTAGTTACATCACGCTTTTCGAAATCGTATGAACGGATTTCACCGCGTGCCATAGCACGGATTGCTTCTGCATCATCTTTTTCGTTGCGTACTTCTGCAACTGGGCGTGCTTGGTTTTCTAAACCTTTCATTGCTTCAGCAGCGCGAAGTTCGCGGTCTGCATCTGCTTTTAAGGTTTCGATTACCTTTGCGCGTGAATCTAGGTCAGCAGAAATACGTTCGTATTTTGCGTTTTCCTCAGCAGTTAAATCGCGCTTTTCTGCTGCTGCTCCGTCAAGAAGTGCTTTGGCTTCTGCCCAAGCATTTTGACGTGCTTCGTGCTGTTGTTTAATGTATTCAGACATTCTGAATCTCCTTATAGGATTGATTTGTGTTTATGCAATCTGCGAGGCTCACTCGACAGTAAAAATGGTGGTGGCATCCACGCAACCACCATTAGTCTAACAAACTTTTAACGTATCTCTTTTACTTCTTGAATCCTTGTTTCTTTAACAGGTTCAAACTTTTTTGTTTCAACTGGTTTATCAATATTGATTACAGCTTCAGCCATAGCATCTGCTAAATCAGCAATGATTCCTGCTTCTGGATAACCTGCTGTTTTAAGAATTGCGTCTTTAACTTTTGCCTTATCCATTGTGAGTCGCCTTGAAAAGTAAATCAAGATGCTTACGTTTAATTTCTAATGAAGCTAGTTCGTCTTTCACGATTTCGTCAATCATTGAGATTGGCTCAATAGGTTGCGCATCAGCCATTGGTGAGTCCTTTCGTAATTTTGAAACGATTTCTATTATTAAATCTGCTTGGTCACCTGATAATGGTTCGCCATCCTCAAGTTTTCCAATAACAAAATCCAACATATCGGCATCCATACCAAGGACTTGTGCCAAGGTATCTAATGAACGAACTGAAGCAGTTGTTGCTTCGTATGCTGGAAATCCTGTAACAATAGAAACTTCGTGTAAACGAATTTCTTTTAATTCTCTTGTTGTTCCATCAGCAGACCAAGAATCTCCGCCAGATGGTACTGAGAAACCAAAAGACATTGCGTGAACATCTCCACGTTTCATAAGCACAGCCAAATCGCGACCTGCTGTTGTATCAGGCAAAGTTGCTTCAGCAAGCAAACCTTTTGAATCTTCTGTAAGTCTTAAAGTTTTTGAGCGAGTAGATGCAAGCACTTCATCCATATTGTGATTCTTGAAAAGTTTTACTTCGTTGCGTGATTTAAGTGAACGTTTGAAAGCGTTTGGCATAATTCGTTCGATAAAAGGAAGTGGCTCAGAGTCGCTGTTAAATACTGCGGCATAACCAGTAAATCTCATACCATCTGCTTCAGCGTTTTCAACTCTTAATTCAAAATCAACATCTGTTTTAATACGTCTTTCAACTTTATTCACGTTGTTTTCCTTATCTGTCTTATTTGATTTTACATTGATACTTAACCACCTAGATTTATTTTCTTCGGCATCTAATTGATTAACAACTTTTTGGGCATAATCTAAAGTTCTTTGCGCTGCAAGTTTGGATGGGCCACTTCCCCAAAGTAAATGAGCTACAAGCCCAGCACCAGGATATTCGGGGTCATCAGAATTACTGTTCTTTGGCGCATCTAAATCAACAAGATGACGAGCAATCCAAGGAGCAATCCTGCGCCACTTATCCTCAGACACACGACCATCAGCCATATCTCTTGCTTCTTGTTTAGTTTTATCAGTTAAACCATCTCCACCAAAACCTTGACGATTGTATTCAAGACCTTTACGAGCAGCTTCACGCATATAAGCTGGTGGCGATATATTTACTTGACGTTCTTGGTCATCATCTGAAGTGTTCTCAGGTAAATCATCAATCTTAGTTAATGTAGAAAATTTGTGACCTACAAGAGTTTCTGTTTCATTCCAACCATTACCTTGTGGTCTATAAATTCTGATTAAAGCAGCAGGGTCATCAGGTGTAGCTTGAATAGAAAAATCTGATTCAGGAACTCCAAGAGTTCCCTCTTTCATAACATATTCGATACGACCACGAGCACGACCACCACTAGAGTTCCAAGATACAAAATCGCCCTCTTTTAATTCACCTGGTTTAGCGCGTTCTCCACCTGGTTCAATTTCTTCAGCAATAGAAACAGCAACCATCTGGTCAATTGCATCTTGTTTAGTTGTATGGCAACCAATAACTTCGCCATCTTCTTTGACAGTTGCCCAACCTGAACAATCAGGTGATGAATCAGTTATGAAATAAGGCATTAGAGAACCTGCCAAGAAACGTGTAAAGAATGGTTTGAATCAGAAATTGCCCATAAAGAATTACCTGGTTGTAAAACCATTTGATAATCGTCAGCATTGTCTAAATGTATTCCATTAGAAGTAGTGACTGCACTTGAACCACCAAACCAAATATATTGATTTGATTGCTTCTGAGCATTATGCAAAATTATTTGAGTTGGATTAGTTTGAGGAGCAATGATTTGAACGGCTGCTGTGCCAACTGTGAATTGCGCTGTTTGAAAAGTCATTATTCAACCTGGTAAACACTTGATGGGTCTTGCGCATCAATTTGAACAATTTGTTGAAGTTGTGTAGATGGAACGCCTGTGTGTGTGATTGCTGGAAGCCCTAGTGCTAACAGAACGCTTGCAGGGTCATAACCAACTTGAACAAGTTTGGCAGCCATTTGAACTCTTTTATCTTGCTCAATAACATCTGCTTCAGCCAAATTGATATTTGCTAGAGGTACACGGAATTGGTCACCTGCATCAACAGGTCTCAAATCCTCAAATCTACGAACATCATTCACAGAATAAAAACCTGCTTGTAAACCAATTGAGTAACCTTGGATTCTTGTTGTGTAATCACCACGAAGCAAACCATCAACATTGAACTTTAGAAATGCCTCTGTTGGTAAAAGTGTTGAGTAAGCATATTCAATTTTTTCAATGTACGGTCTTAAAGTATGTGTAACAAAGTTAATGCTGTTTTGTTCAACAGAAGCATAAGACATTGCTCCAGGTGTTGAAACTTGAATCATATGCAAAGGTACACGGAACATTCTTGCTACTGATTCCACTTGGAACTTTTGTGAATCAAGCATTTGTGCTTCGTCAGGATTTACGCCAGTTTTAACATACTTAGCACCAGCAGAAAGAACACCAGTCTTGTGTGCTTTCTTAAAACCTTTGTGTGCGTTATCAAATCCTGCTTGTAAATCTTTGGCTTGTTCTCTTGTTAAAGCACCAGGAAATTCAATAACTCCTTGTGTTGTTGCACCTTGTCCAAAGAAACGTGCAGCAAAAGATTGCAATGCTGAAGCTAAGCCAAGGTTCTCTCTAAGTTCAGTTACTCGTGACGTGCCACGCAATGCACCAGGTTTACGAATTTCTGTAATGTGCAACATATCTCTTGCTGGAACAACACCTGCATCACCATTATCAATTAAATATTCAACTTCACGAGTTCTAGGGTTTCTTTGAACTTGCACTCTCATAGGGTCAAGGCAAACAAGGTTTGCGACATCTCCACGACCATCACGATAAATACGAGTAAAAGAGTTACCGTCAATTAAAAGTGAAATAAGAACTTGTTGATAATGTTCGCTTCTCAATAAAGTTACATCTGGTTTCATAACCCATTCAGGTCTAGGTCTGTAAGGAACACGGCTACCATCTCTACGGATGAAAGCATCAATTGGAAGTGTTGAAATAGTGTCAGAAATTAAAAGCACACAAGCATAAAAAGTACCAATAGTCATAGACGTTGATTCGTCTATGTTTGCGCCTGAATCTGTTGTGTAAGCAAAAGTGTCGCCTGCACCCCAAATAGATTGAAATGATATTGCGCGATTTTCGTTTTGACCAAAAAGATTACCTAACATTATTTACCTCTCTCAAGCGCAAGACCGACTAAAATACAAGAAACACCTAATACTGTTATACCTGCTGGAACATAGATAAGTCCAATACCAAAGGAAACTACAAGAAGTCCTATTGCTTGGATGATGGATGAAATCAAAAAATCTCCTAAAAGAAAAACTCTGGAACTAGAGGTTCAGAATCATTGCGTGAAACTGTTGCCCTATCAAAAGCAATGATACTAGCAACTGCGGCATCTATCTTTCTAGGAGAACCTCTGTGTTCTTTAACAATCCTTGGCCCAAGTCTGTCTATCTTTACAACAGCATTAGATATATGTCTTGTTAAAAGAGGAGAACCATCTTGCGTAAGTTTCTCACTAACAACTGCGTCATAAAATTTCGCACAAGCTGGAATCATACGAGCAGCAGAAGTTGATGGCCATTCAACAACAGGTAAACCAGCATCTTGCAAAACTTGCATACTTCTCTGCCAACGGAAAGGGTCACACGCAATCTCTTTAACGTTATATCTTTGACACGCTTGAATGATTGCGTTTTCAACTTCTAAAGAATCAACTCGCCATTCATCAGAATCATTTGGTTGTTTTTCCCAAGCCTCAACCAGAAAGACGTGAGGTTCATCCTCAATCGTTACACCCATAACAACAGAAGCGTCACCAGAAAACGAGCCGTCAAAACCTAAAATAACTGGAACATCTTTATCAACTACACGATTACTTTCACGCGCTTCCCAAGCACCATTAGGTAACCACGCTGTTTGAGATGAAACCCAAGCGTTCGTTCTCTTAGTACGAAACTCAGCTTCAGGTGTTCTCTTAACAGCAGATTCAAAATCTTCAATAGAGTTCAAGTCACCAAATGCAGG